CTGGCACACTGGCTTTATTCGCTGACAGATAATCAATCTTTGGTTCATCAATATCAGTAATTCCCAGAGATGCACTCAGCTCTGGAATATTCACAGCATTAATTGCCATAGAACTGCTCAGTTCTGGCACCTTCACCGCATCAATGGCCAGCGATGTGCTCAGCTCTGGAATTTTCACCGCATCAAAGGCCAGCGATGTGCTCAGCTCTGGTACCTTCACAGCGGCAACGGCCATAGAACCGCTCAGTTCTGGAATTTTCACCGCATCAATGGCCAGCGATGTGCTCAGTTCTGGCACCTTCACAGCATCAATGGCCAGTGAACTACTCAAGTCCGGCATTTTCACTGCATCCAGTGCCAACGATCCCTTCAGGTCAGGCAGCGCCACAGAGTTGACTGCAGCAGAGGCGCCAAGCTCTGGCAATTCAGGCATTTTTATATCCGGATGAATGTCCATATCCGGCATTGGCTGCGCATACTTTGGAACAACTGAGACTTCATCATTCAAGCCGAACAGGTCTTTTGCCCACTCCCAAGCCTGACCCAGCTTTTCAAAAACCTTGTCAAGGAATGCCATCAGCGCCTGTCCCCACTTAGTGCTGTTAAGCAGGTTCTTCAGCTTGTCCCACCATCCAAAATATTCGCCCAGCTTATAAATTCCGTAGGCAATGGCCGCGATTAAAATCCCAACCGGGCTGGTGATAAAAATCATCGCAGCTCTAACTGCCTTCAGAATAAAGTTCAGCGCCATCATTGCTTTTGAAAAAGCAAAAGCGGCTACAGAACCCAGCTTGAATACGGTTGCCAGAATGATGTGCTGCAGGCTGTATCCCCTAACCGCCCACATCGCAGCCATAACCAACGCACGGAAAGGCAAAAGCAACATACCGAACCCTGCCAGTGCAGTACGCCCGATACCAAAGATCACCGACATAAGGCCGACCGCACCACCCAGCAGGATAATTCCCAGCGCCAGCAGGCCCACCCACTTGGTCAGGTGCGGGAATTCCCTTGTCCATGCCATTACCACGGTCAGGCCGCTTGTCATGCTGCTCAACACGTCATTAATGGTTGGCAGTAGTGTCGTGCCAAAAGCAATCCGCAGCCCTTCTGTAACCGCCCTGAACTGCTCCCACGGGTCAACCATCGCTTTGGCCATATCGCGGGCATTGTCCATGCCCTTAATTCGGCCCAGCTTGGTAATGCTGGCGCTCAGTCCGTCGGTCTGTTTCATCAGCAGATTAATCAGGCCAACGGCTTCTTCACTGCCGAACGCCTCTTTCAGCTGCTTGCTTTCCGCAACCTCCAGCGTGTCACCGAACCGGCCTTTCAGCTTGTTCAGAATATCCAGCATCGGCAGCATACGGCCCTGGCTGTCAGTGAAGCTCATACCCAGTTTGTCCTGGGCATTGGCAACACCGGCCAGAAACGCTTTGTACTTTGTCCCCGCTTCGCTACCGCTCATGGTTGACTGCAGCGTTCCCAGAATGGCCATCTGCTCAGACAGACCAATACCTGCAGCGGTCGCATTCGCCCCAACCGAAGTAAAGGCGCTGCTCATTTCCTGCCCGGTGGTTTTAAACATCTGCACAGCAGCTGCTGTCTGTCCGGTCAGCTGCTCCACCCACTTGGCTTTTCCCATGGCTTCAGCCTGGTCAGAGAAAATGCCATACATGGTGCCCATGTAATTGGTGATCGTGCCGGCGTCTGCCTTTGTGCCTTTGGCCAGCACGTTACTGGCTTCAGTGAACTTTGCCAGTTCGCCATTTCGTAACCCGGCAATAGCCGATTGAATGTCATACGATGAACGCACAAACTCAGCCGCGCTTTCACCGTAAGCCACCGAGAAATTCAGTGCTTCATCCTGCAGTTTTTTCAGTTCACTTTCTGCAACACTCAGGCTGCGAACTTCGCCGACCGCTTCCTGCATGTCATACACTGGCTGCATCAGGGTTTTAACACCCAGAAATGACGCCCCCAGACCAATGGCACCGCCCCGGATAGAATCAAACCCGGCATTGGCATTATTCTTAATGCCAGTCAGATTTTTATTAATTCCCTTCAGTGGTGCGCTGACCATATCGGTCATGCCGACCACAAACTGAAGTTTTTCCAGAGCTTGAAAACTCATTCTTTAAATGCCTTGGCGATTCCGTTTTTAACTGCGTTACTCATGTTTTCCAGCAGATCGCCATAGAGCCACACAGCATCAGCAAGGGTCTGCTCACTGGGGTTTTCATCCTTAAAAAACAGCCTGGCTAATACCAGCGCCTGCCCCAGTGAATTTTCTTTCAGCCGCTCTGCTGCGCGGCTTATGCCTTTACGGTGATCTGCACTTTTGGCCGGAACTCGGTCATCAGGTGGCCAGCAATATCAGTGGCCAGTCCCTGGTCTAACCAGACCATCAGCTTTTCTTTGTCTTCCGGGTGAACCGTTGCCATCGCAAAGTTAAAGCTGGGTGCTACTTTGTTGCTGTCACTCATCGAGTTCAGGCAATTGTTATATGCCGTCAGGCCGACGTTAAAGCGCAGTTCGTCTTCACCAATGGTCAGCTCAATTTTTTTACCGGTTTGTTCAGACATGCTCTTACTCCACAGTTAATTATTTCAATGCTTCTTTGACGCCCATTACCAAAACAGACGCAAGTCCGGTCAGCGCAATGGTGATCAAAGATGAGCGGATAAAACCGCCAATTTTTTCCGACGTTTCGCGCTGCTGGCGCATATAAGCGAAATCTTTCTGCACTTTCAGCGGTTCGGACGCATCCAGACCAAGCCTGAGCAGTACATTTTCCGTCCCTGCTTCAGCGGCTTCACGTACCAGCCTTTGCAGTTCTGTTGCATCCATAACCAGTCCTTATTCCACCGCTTTTTTCAGCCCGTCTTTCAGCAGCTGGGCTTTAATATCATCAACGGTTTGCTGCGAAAGTCGGTTGCTCTTCATTGCCGCCAGTTTGTTCAGTGTGGCGACAGCAATTCGAGTAAATAAGCGTTCCAGAATAATCGGCCAGGCAATACGCCCTAATACGGCAGAGATAGCATCAAGCACCAGTTTCCAGCTAAGTCCTGTACTACCGGCCAGAAAGGCCAAAATTGCTTTAATCGCTTTCATGATCATCACCCCACACGTACTGCTTAAATGCTTTCAGGTATTGCTCCGCCGTTGCGGCACCGGCTTCTGTGTTCCAGTATTTCTTTGCATATTCAGCCAGACCCTGCAGGTCATCTGCATCCGGTAAGGGTTCCGGTATCGTGTACAGATAAACCCGCGCCATGCCCGCCGCCAGAATCAAATCCGTTACCAGTCGGCTGGCCGGGTAATTCATTGGCACAGCCATAAATCGTCCTGTCCGTGCCAGATAATCACGGCAAAATTCATAGGTTGCCGGTTCCATCTGGAACATCCCCAGCGCTGGGCCACCTTTCTGACGGCAATACATAAAGCCGCCGCTTTCATGTGCAGCAATCATCAGCAACAGACGAACCGCCGCTTCAGAATCTGGCAAATTAAAGCGGGTCAGGGCCGCTTCAATCGTGGTGCGCAAACTCAGCGCAATCTGTTGAACGCTTACAGACATACTTCCCCCTTAAAATCAGAACAGCTCGAATTCAGAACCTGGTACATAAGGCGTGCCGTTAATCCAGACAAAATCCGGACTGGTCACGTCATACGGCAATTTCACTTTGCTTTTATCAGTGCTGTTCGGGTCAATACTCAGAACCTCACTGATACGCAACTTGCAACCATGGGCGCGAACGTGCATCAACTCGTCACCGCGTGAACTTTCACCACTCGCGTAAGCATCAATCGGAAAAGTAGGAATATTCCGCCACGATCCTGCAGCGCGGGCAGCAGCCGAAAGAATCATAAAATTGGCAATGTCCAATTCGATTTCACCGCTTGCGGCCACATCACCGGCCAGCGTGCCATCCGGCACACCTTTGTTTTTTGCCGTCGTGCTGTTGTCTTCAATCGACAGGTTGAACGACTCAACATGGAGCATTAAGCCCATGACCCGAATATCAAACGATTTGCCATTAATACGGTTTGTGCTCATGCCTTAGCTCTCCAGTCGTGTCAGGTCGAGGCTGATATATACAGTGATTTTTTTCGGGCTGTTTTTCGGTGCTGCCTGCATAGCCACCTGCACTTCTTTTGTGTTCGGCCAGTTGATTGCGATATCGCCATCAGCCGGTGTCTGCACCATGCCCGCGGTTGGCTCACCGGCAAGCGTTACGCTCTTAGCTGCGTCTTGCAGTGGCTGCATAAAGTAGCTTTCGTGGTAAGCAATACTCGATGCGCTGGCATTAAGCGTGCGGTCTGCCACTTTGTTAATTGCCAGCAGGCGCACGCGCCGGGTTGCGTAATCAATAACGCGGCGGTTTTCGTAAACAGAAAAATCACCGTCACTGGCATCCAGACTGACGTGATCTGCCCAGTAAATGCCGTCTTTTCCGTTGTACCACCACGGCACACTGAAGCGCGCGCCAGCCAGTTCTTTCAGATGCTCAAGGTTTAAAGCCACCCCGGTGTTATCTTGTGGCGCACTACCCAGCGACTGAACAGCGCCGGTTTTAACCCGCATAGGGCTATCAGCAATTGATACGCTGTCACTCATCAGGCGACCAATAACAACGCCCAGATTATTACCGTGCAGCTGCGGTACCAGATGAACACGGTCATACACACCGTTACCGCTGATGGCTTTCATCGCTGCAATGTATTCAGACCAGCTCTGATCAGCGATACCGGCCACCGCCGCATGAATTGTGATGTATTTGTTCCAGGCATTAATTGCCAAGAGGCAAGAGCTTTGAACATCGTTTAAATCGTCCGCTGTTACCGGGTCTGTAACTACAATCATCTCCGGAGTGATGTCATTCGGTTGTTCCATCGCAAAATCAACCGCTACAAATGGGTTTTCATACGGTGTTCCCGCTTCACCGTCACCCAGCACCGAATACAGCGGCACAACCCAGGCAGTAAAGTTAGGGCCAGCGTTATTGCGCGCGGCATTAATCTGGTCTTTCAGGTTACTGTCAGCCGCGCCAAGAATGTCATCAAGGTTTGTACCTGCCCCGATAGCGTGCAGGGTACCGCTTACGGTACTTGTTACTGCGCTGTCTGCATTTTCGTCATTCAGGCCGACAAAAAGCGCCGTGCGCTCCACGTCACTGGTGCCGCCCTGGCTGTTATTTTGTTGGTTAATAGAAACAACTGGATATGCCATGATTCAGGCTCCTTTAAGCGGCACGCTTTACGTCCGTCAAAATGTTTTTAATTAATCTGTCTGATAGTTCGTTCAAACCAGTTTTACGCAGACCGAAGAATGGCCGCGCTTTTACCGTTACCGGCCATGACGCTTTGGTTTTCTTATCCAGCAATATCCGAAGAACCAAAGCAGCTTTTCCAAGCGTCATGTTTTCCATGATCCACTTACTACTAACCCGGCGGCTTTTCGTCTGGCCTTTCTTAACCCCGGATTTATATTTACCAGTCGGTCGCCTGAACCCGGCTTGCAGCAAGGCTTTTGCCTGCGCTTTGGTAGCCGGTGCGTCATAGTCCGGAACACCGCGAATCTTTTTCATTTTTCCGGCGGTCATTGTCTCTGTGTGGCCTTCCTGCTGCGCCCTGGCTATCTTCCCGCTCAGGCTATTAGGCCATGTAACCTTTCCGCTATTCGGCCCGACATAGGCTTTCAGATTTTTAGCTTTCGCCACATTTTTCAGCAGTGGCTTTTTTTTCTTCTTGTTTATACGCGGGGCGAATGCTTCACCGGTTACTGTCCGCTGTGCTTTGGTATTCGCTCTGGCCTCACGGATAACCAGGCGCGTCACCTCACGGTGAAACTTCTTCCGCTTTGCCGGTGGCATCGCCAGAACCTGCAGTTGCTTCATCAACTTCAGGTCGCCCTGCATCCGGGTTGTAATCACGGTTTTATGCTCCCGGTCACCGTCACGCTTTCAGCAACATTCAGCACATGGTCACCAAAGCTGTACTTCTGCCCTCTGATAACAATCGGGCCTTCGTCATCCCGCGTTAAATAAATCGGGTCGCATACTTCCAGTGTCATTTCAACGTCAAGCTTCTGGCCGCTCAGTGCTGTTGTCACAATGTCCGGCGCGTCAAGGTCGCTGCGATATTCCAGGTCGGTTACCCACTGATGCAGAAGCACCAGTAAAATGCCGCCCCGGTCGGCGTGCATATTCTCGATCTGCAGCGCAAGCTGATAACGGTAATCGGCATAGTGCAGGCCGTTGTCATCTTCTTTATTGCTTCCTGCTTCCAGCTTCCCCGACTCCATAAACACATCAAAGCTGTTAAGCGATACGTTCAGAACTTTGCGGTTCTGATAAATAAGCTCATTCAGTGAATTCAGGGTTTTCATATCAGATAAACCCCGGTTGCACTTACGCCCTGGATTTCAGCAATTGCACCTGTAGCCTGGGCAAAATAATGGGTTGCCAGCTCGTCACCCGTGCGGGCTGAGTTTTCTGCATCAACACGCCGCCCGGTGGTAATGCTGTCGGTAATCAGTTGAGCTTTTGCATCGCTGTAAACTGCCTGCAGGTACAGCGCAACAACAACCGATAATTCCGCCACGGTTGAACTATCTGCAGTTGCCAGACTTACCGCGCCGCTGCTCTCCACCTGTTGACGAAAGCTGTTCAGGCGCCGGTTAGTACGCGCAGCGGCAATAACCAGCGCGTTTTTAATCATGGCATTGGGCAAGTCATCATCTATCGCGTACTGCTCGCAAAAATCCGCCTGATTTAATGCAGGCCAAAAAGCCCCGTTCGGAATGTCACTGTCATCCCGTACCAGTTGCGCTTTTGGGGCAAAGCTGTAATCACTCATATCCGGCCTGCTGTTTACTGCCTGGTTGAATAGGTAGGCGGCTTACTTAACCCTTTCAGACAGGCCACTGCCTGAGCTGCTGAAGGTTAAGGGCCACCCGGTGGTGCAGGAGTCGTTATTCGGTGTCAGCTTCCTTGCTGTCGTTGTCCACACTGGGCAGGGGAATACCCTGCTTTTCCAGTTCTTTAACCACCTGTTTTTTCAGCGTGGTTACCTTCGCCGGATGCTTCGGCGTACTCAGTAAGTCGGCTTTGGTCAGCTGCACA